AATTTTGTCCAGCTTAAAGCCGGCCTGCACCATAACAGTCTCGCGGACTGTGCCTGCGCCGGTGTAGTCGTGGACGACGTAATCAATCTGAAATTTTTGGGCCCACTTCATGCACTCGACTGCTTCTGCCATGTGCTCAGACCCGAGCAGCAGCCGCTTGCCCCACAACACGTCAATCGTGCCGTCATAGCGGAAGCCTAGCGCAGCAATAACAGTGAAAGAAATGCCCTCGTCGCCGCCTCCGCCCCAGTCGATCGCCAGTACGCGGTGGCGATAGTTTTTTATATTTGTAAACACTGCGGGGTCGGGTTCTTTTTTGTTACCCCACTCTAGCAGGCAAGCGGCTTTTAATTCTGTCTCTGTGATTAATTTCTGCCCGGCATCAATTGATTCGCCGAGTACCTCATTATAGAACTGCGACTGCGTCATATTGCCAAAGCCTTCCCTCTTTAGCAAAAGCATGTTCCATTTTTCTGGATCAGCGTAGTGAAGCGGTAAGATAATTTGCGGAACGTGGTAGCCTGCGAATTGCCAACGCTGATCTTCTTTTCGGTGGACCCAGCGGCCTTGGCGCGGATTTATCGGCTTACGGCATTTAGCGCACACAATTGCGGGATGTTTGGCGCTGATGTGAATAGTCCAAGGGCCTATCATGGCGTCCAAGTCGTGATCGAGCGACGGAATATTCCAATGCTTGCACGACTCGCACGGTATAAACCACTCTGCCCCGCTTGAGCGCTTGTAGGCGCCTTCTAACGGATTGTCCAGACTTTTTGGCGTCCCGGCCATGTGCAGCATCGCGTAGCGGCTGTAGGACATCGTTTCTTGAATAATCGGAATATGGTCGGGATCCATATCTTGAATTTCGTCCATAACGACGCGGTCTGTACTGATACCGCGGACTCGGTCAGCGTCGAGCAGCGCAAAGCTAAACAACATGATGCTTTTATTCTTAAATGATCTTTGCAGCACATTGTTTTCTGTATCTGTTCCGCACCACAAGCTTTTAATGGGCGATTGGTCGATAAATGAGCGAACGTAATTGTTACTAAATCGCCGAATCTGCTCGTACAGCGGCGTTACGTATAGTGTTTTAAAGAACGGTAAACAGTTGGCTAGCAATACCCCGTGCGATGCGAGCGACGTGCTTTTAGACACCTGACGTCCAGTTTTAAGCACCAAGTTTTTAGGCATGGTGACGCGAAACAATGGGGCGAAAGGAAAATGCTGTTTTAAAGTGTACGGTTTGCCGTTTAAATTAAACACTAGCGGAAGTAGCGGTTCTAGCGACGGAAAAAAATTCTTGTTGGCTAGTTCCGCTAATATTTTTGCGCGGGAATTTAGAGCATGGGTATCTGTGTAATCTATGCTCATCAATTCTTGAACTAGGCCGCGAACACCCTCGTCGGGTATCTCAAAGCCTTCTTCACGCGGCAGGGCGTTATCCTGCTCTAATTCAGGTGGCATATGGGTCACTACAAAAACGAGAACTATTATCGCGGCAAGGACGACGGAGACCTGCAATGGATTGAGGATTTATTTAACCTCACATTTAGTATGGTTTTTTACGGCTTTTGTGCAATTGCAAGCGGATTATGGATTCTAGCTTGCGGGCTGTTTAATTTAATTACAGCAAATAACGGGCGCGACAATTGATGCTGAGCTGGGGCGAGTATACTATTAATGTAGCTCGCCCTGGCCATTTTATACCTGTGAGGATGCCATGCCTAGCATCAGTAGAAGCGCTAAATTATATCAAGAACGCCGTCAACCAGCTATCACAGATACGCTGCGCGGACCTGGTCCGCAACTCTATGTCCCAAATAATGCCGCGACTACCCTGGATTTAAAACCGCCGTTACCAGTTACGGAGGCGGTACGCAACACCAACGGAAATCCGCCGCCTGACGCCGGGCGCTCCGTTGTGTGGCCATTCGGCGATGAGTACGCAGTATAGTGTCAATCGAAAAACCCAGCGAATCTTTCGCTGGCCTGGGCACTTGTATTATTTTAGCAGGCTTGATCTGCATACCAATTCTCGGTGTTTATGGTTTGGTCGGGGCGCTTGGTGCTTTTTATTTCGCGTTGTTGCTGGTAAACGGCGCAGACTCTTCAGCTAAAAAGCATAAAAATAAACATAGGCGCAGACGATGACTGTTAGTTTATTGGACTTATGCGCGGCAGTATTCGCGGCCGGCGCAATTATTGACGTCTGGTTTAACGGGTCTATATTTGCCACACAACGCGCAATAGTGCAGGCAAAACAAGACGTCGCCGCGCCCGGAACATTTCGAGCTTGGTGGACAGAGTTGCTTATGTGTCCGTTTTGCCTAAGCTATCATATTCCATTTTATTTGCTAGTGCTGGTATTGTCAGGAATGTACTTAGGCGGTACGTTTAATTTGCTTACCCATTTATTGCTCTACAGCCTCGCAGTTACGCGGCTGTCTAACCTTGTTAACGCGGTATTGCCGGAGAAAACGCAATATGACCGACGCAGCTAGTCCGATTGACCCGCAACAAAATGCCGAAAACACGCCAGAAATTTCCGGGCAAAAAATTGACTCTGATCGACCGCCGTGCCATGTGAATTTTTACATGAACGCAGACAGTTTCTCGGCGCAGATGTTGCAGCAAATTCCAGAACTTCAAGCTGTCGTAACAATTCCTATTTGGGACGTCACAATTGCCAACGTTCCAAACGGCCGCATCCGATTGCGGAACGAACAGCCGCCGTACGCAGAACCGCTACTGCGAGTTATGCAGAAATTGGCTGAGTTCGGCGTCGATGTGCACAGAGACACTGTCGGGCAGCTATCTGCGCTAGCCAATGTCGCGGAAAATATTGTTAAAGAAATACAGCAAAAAACAGCCGAGCTAAATAGCCTGCAAGAAAAAATAGAAGTCGCTAAGGCCGGTGCGCCGACGCAAAATACGGCAAAAACTTGAAACCTTAGCGTACAAACATGAGCGACAACTACAAAAAATACGACACCGGAGCAGTTAGGAGTACAGACTGCAGCGAAGTTCGTTACGATTTGATCTCACCAATTGGCTTAGAGGCTTTGGCTAGAACTTACGCAGAAGGCGCTAAAAAATTCGGCGCGTTTAATTGGGAAAATGGAATGCCGGCGACAGATCTGATTAATCACGCACTGCGCCACATTTTCGTATTTTTATCCGGAAGTCGTGACGAGGATGATTTGGGGCACGCAGATTGGAATATTGTAGGAGCAATACACTCGCTGCACGCCTGGCCAGAGTTGAACGATGATAGCCTGCGCGGCCCGGGGTGTGTTGTGCCAAAAGCCGCAAAAAAACCGCCGGCAGCAAAAATGACGGCGGCCAAAAAAACTAGAAAACGCCGCAAAAATTAGCGGCGGCTGGCCGGTTGCAATTGGGCAACCGGCCCGGTATAGTTCCTTATCGTTAGACCGCGCCACGACGGCGAGGTCGGGTTATCAGGGAAAGGTTTTCTATGACTGAGCACGCAAAAGTCACCGGCGCCGAAAGCTGCTGGGACGACGGGTTTCAGGATGACAGCGACTGCGAAAAGTATTTGCAGGAGCAAAAAGCTAAATTGGTTGCGGAGGAAGAGGTAGAATCGGACGAATATGACGACGACGCAGAAACAGAAAATGTCTCTGCCGAGTCCGAAGAAGAGTTCGAGGGCAGCTATGCCTCTGCAGAAACAGAAGAAGAGTCCGAAGATGACGATCCTAATATCGAAGCAGGATCGGACACAACTGCAAAGGGTAAAAAAATGGTAGCGGCTAAGATCACTAAAGGTAAAACGACGAAAGCTGATGCAATTCGCGCGATTATTAGTGCGAAGCAGGACGCGGGTGTTGAGATTCGGCCGAGGGACGTGAAGGCCGAATTGGAGAAAAAGGGAATTGAAGTAAATTCTTCTCAAATCTCAATCACGATGCGCTCGATGGGTTTGCCGCCAACAAAGGTGGGGGCTGGTCGGCCGGCGGGTTCTGGCGGGGCTGAGAAGGCTAAAAAGAGGGCCACAGCGAAAATCAGGGCCGTGCCGGTAGAAGCCAATGGCGAGAAAGAAGAAGAGGCAATTGAGATGGCAGCCACGCTGCTTCGCACAGCGGGAAGCTACGACGCTGCGTTGTCGGCGCTGAATCTGTGCGATAAAATTGTCAGCCGCAGCTAAACGGCACGCGGTAATTTTTTAATCGAAAACAAC